TAAAACTAAATATAAAGATTTGGGGTTAAGTGAAAATGTTCTGAAAGCTACTGCAGAGTTTTTAGGCGGAGCGGTCAAAGAAGAGAGCGAAATTGAATCCGCTGTTGCGGGGGTAGAGGGGATTTTGAAAGTCCAGCAGTCCATAGCAGACCAAAACAGAACCTACAAAGCCAAGATTGAAGAACTTGAAAAAAGCAAAACTGCTGAACCTGCTCCAAAAGAGCCAAAAAAAGAAGAACCAAAACCAAATGAAGAGATGCCTGAATGGGCAAAAAAACTAATGGAAGGCTTCACAGCAGTATCCCAAAAAGTAGAGGGCTTCGAAAAGGACAAGCAAAACTTAAGCAACGAGCAGAAACTGATTTCTAAACTCAATGAACTGGGAGTAAATGAAAACTTCTATAAACTTCAAATCGCAGGGAGAACTTTCCAAAACGATGAAGAAATAGAAACATTTGCTAACTCGGTAAAAGATGCAGAGGCTGGTTTTCTTCAACAACTAAACGACACAAAATTAGGAGATGTAAAACCTCCAAGTTTTGGTGGAAAAGACATCAAAGCGGAAGAGATAAGCCCTGATGTTCAAGCGTATATTAAACAAAAAACTCAAAACAATGAAGGGAATTAACACAGATTTCAGAAAGGGAAGACAAATCGTTGTCTTTGACCAAGTTGATGCTACCATTCCAAGCGGAGTGCATATTGACAAAACAGAAGCATCAGCAAGATTTACAGATGGAATTATTCCAGCTGGGACAGTAGTAGTTCCGCACACAAACGGAACTTATAAGCCGATAAACGCTGCGTTATCTGCAACGAATGTAAAAGATGCCGTAGGGCTTACAATGTCTGATATTGTGATAGATGACTATCCATTAGTTTCTATTGTAGTAGCAGGAATAGTGAGAGTAAATGCTTTGCCTGATAAAGAAAAAACAGGGGCTGCTTTCTTAAAGACAGCATTGCCAAGAATTACTCAAATCTAAGGAGGTAAAAACTAAAAAACCATTTAAAAAACTAAAACATGAGTGTAATAAACGCAAATACGATTATTCCAGAGTTTAGAGAGGCGGATATGGGAGCAATCCTTAATTCTAATCCGCTTGGGAATTTGCAGGTTTTCAACTTTTTCCCTACGGCTTTTAGCGCAGGGCTGACATTTGGAAACTTGGAGGGAGAATTAGGGGCAAAAGTAATGGCTGATGTGGTAGCATTAGACAGTAATGTTCCTTTAAAAGGGAGAGAGTTTATCGAAAAGGTTAAGGGAGAAATTCCGAAGATTGAAGTAGGTAGGTCTAAAAACGAAAGAGATTTCTTCCGTATCAATGAATTGAGAAACGCTGTTGCTCTATATCCTAACAATGCTAACATCAAAAGCCAGCTTATCAATGCTATTTATGATGATGGTGTTTTTGTGGTGGATGCTATCAATGCAAGATTGGAGCATATGGGTAAATCGCTATTGTCAAAAGGTCAATACATCGTAAAGGATGGAGTGAAAATTGACTTTAAAGTGAAAACAGAAAATGCATCTTTGGACTGGTTCTTACCTGCAAACAAGGACACATTTGACCCTATTGAGGATTTTAGAAAAGCACAGGCAGAAGCACTTAAGAAAGGATTCCGATACACTACTGCGGTAATGGATTTGGCTACTTTCAACCAGTTTGTGAAGTCTAAAAAAGTAGTTGCATTTACAGCATCTTTTGCACAAAATGCATTGGGAATTTCTCAAGAGCCTACATTGGTTCAGTTGAACACAGCTTTGGCTGCTCAGAATTTACCAACAATTACCATTTGGGAAAGTTATGTAAACGAGGAGGCGAAAGATGGAAGCATCACTGCTACCAGCGGTTGGGAACTTGGAAACATCCACTTGGCAACTTCAACAGATTTCGGTGCTACGCAATATACTATTTCGCCAGAAGCAGGAATCAACCTAAATGAAACTTCAAAAACTACTGTTAATGATTTCATTTTAGTGTCTGTATTGGGAGAAGCAAACCCAATGAGAGTGCTTACAAAGGGAACTGCGTTTGCTACGCCAGTGCTTAACAACACAAGACAGAAACTTATCTTGAAAACTAAACTTTCATAATGAATATAGGGGATTACATTAAGGAAAAATTGGCGACTTGGTCTGTGGATTTATCGGCGGACAGAATAGATGCTGAACTTGAAAGAGTGGGGCTGTCTTCTTCTGATGTGGTAGGGAGAGAGACTAATTTGGATTTGTTTTTCTACAATGTAATCCCTGACATTATGATGCAGCCAAGCAGTATTTCAGAGGGCGGTTATTCTGTTAGTTTTGATAAGGACTTAATCAGAAGTTATTACAATTTTCTTTGTGGGAAATTGGGTAAGCCTAACATGTTGGAGCAAAACAATAGCATAAAAGACATTACAAGCAGATGGCAGTAAAGCAATATCCATACAGACTAAAAGTGCTAATTCATTCTGAAGGATATTTTGATGAGTCTACTGCAGAATGGACAGAGGGAACATCAAAGTGGGTAGATTTTGGAGTTTGCCGAGATGAAGGCTCAACATCCAAGAAACAAACCGAAGATGGCGAGTTTTACATTCAAACTTCTGTAATATACGCTCCAAAGTCTATTAAGAACATAGATAAAGGCACAAAAGTGCAGGTTTGGAATGGGGAAGAACTGAGATTGGAGGGTAATGTCGTAAATTTTACAAAAGACCAATTACACACGAGGATATGGCTATAATACCGAGGTTTAATATGGGGGATTTTGAAAAAATTTTCCAGCACGCAGAAAGCCAAGCCGAGGAGCAGTTTATCAGAATCCTTAAATGGGTAGGCGAAAAGGCGGTAAACGAAGCGAAAGACAGCGGAAACTACGATGACCACACGGCTAATCTTCGTAATTCTATCGGATATGTAGTTTCAGTAGATGGTCAGGTTGTGGATGAATACTTTGAAATTTCTAAACAAGGCACCGTGCCGAGTAGCGAAGACCCTTTAAAATATGGGAGAACTCTCGCTGTTGAAGTCGCTCAATCTAAAAGAGGAATTGCTCTTGTGGTAGTAGCAGGTATGAAATATGCCTCTTATGTAGAGAGTAAAAAAAAGGTGGTTTTAACCAGCGCAGAGCAGTTTGCTTCCCAATATCTGCCTAATTTATTAAAACAATTAAAATGAAGAAGACAGTATTAGATGGCAAACAATGGATTTTAGACCTGCTTTTAAAGGCTGGAATAAACAATGTTATCAGTGGTAAAATCTACAAAGATAAGCGCCTTGCTGACAGCCAAAAAGAAGATATTGTGATAAACTCCCTTACAATGACTAACCATTTTTTACAGAATGGAGTTTTTAATGTGAACTGCTATGTTCCGATGATTGAGGTAAAGGTAAACAATGGGATAACCCAAAAACAGAAGAACGCAAAGCGCCTTAAAGAAATTTCTGATGCTGTTTATTCTGCATTGAGTGAGGTTTGGGAAGATGAATTCAATCTTGAAGTTGTTAATCATCAGGAATTTGAAGAAGATAATTTTAACTACTATAATTTTAGAATAAGCCTAAACGCTTATTATTAACCAATAAACTAATAATCAATATATTATGGCAAAGGAAGTAAATATCGGTATTGCTTCAATAAAAGTTGGAGATATCGCCTCTGATGGAGGAATGGGGACTGTTTTAGCACCATTGGGAGAAACAGCAGAAGATTCTTGCAAACTGACATTTGGTGACCAAGAAGAAACAGCTTTCTATGTGGAAGAGCATGATAACCCTATCCATGTGGAATACAAACAAGGGGATGTTGATTTGACATTCAATATCTATGAATATGATTTTGACACTGTAGTAAAAGTGTTTGGGGGAAGCGTAGACTCTAATGTTTATAAAGCACCTGTAGTGCCTGTAACGATTGAAAAATCGCTGGAATTAAAACCAAGAAAAGGGAAAACATTTAAATTCCCAAGGGTGTCTATCACGGCTAAATTCACTTCTGACATTGGGAAGAAAAACCTAATGGCAATAGAGGTAAAAGCAAAAGTTTTAAGCCCTAAAAAAGAGGGAGAGCCAAGATTTACG